CTTGGGAAGAATCTTTGGTAGACCATATAATTTCTTAGTTTTTCTGCTACAATTGATTTATGAGTAAAAAAACTATAGTATATTGGTCAGTATTTTCCTATCCACACCTACAGTCAAAGTTTGGTTTATTTGATTTAAATCCAAAATCAATATCAAGCTACATGGTAAAATGAACGTAATATTTACAAATACACTGGGTGTTCCAGAAGAATACTCACCTAAACCAGCATCAGCACTTGTTCCAGAGTGGTACAAAAAAGTTGATTCCTATGTAAATGGTGCAAAGAAGCCTACTGGAGAAGGCTCATCTGATGCAACAGTAAAGCGCTGTATGCCAGTCTTTGATGCAATTGTTGGAGGGTATATAATTTTATCCGCAGCAGATGTATATGTTTCACAAAAAGAAGCTTCATATGCAGACGCACAACATTTTGATGAAACAGGAGAGACAATTTCTCTTTCAGAAGAAAAAATAAAAAATGGCAATCTTCCAAAAACAGTTCCTCATTATGAATGGTCTAGCTATGGACTTATACAATTTCACCCAATAGAACAAATGCCAGAGCACCCATCTCGTAATGGACATATGACATATCCTAAGTGGATTAACCCCTGGGCAATTAAGACTCCTGAAGGCTACTCATCTTTGTTTGTTCAGCCTATGCATAGAGAGTCTCCATTTACTATCTTGCCAGGCATTGTAGATACTGATACTTATACAGCTGCCGTGAATTTTCCATTTGTTCTTAATGATATTAATTTTGAAGGACTTATTCCTGCTGGTACACCTATTGCTCAGGTAATTCCAATCAAGCGTGAAGATTGGGAAATGAGCATTGGTACACAGGAAGAGTTTATGGAACAACATCAGGTTACTAACCGTTTAAACACTAAATTCTTTGATCGCTATAAGTCTATGTTTAGACAGCCAAAAGTCTATAAATAAATGGTATAATATGAATATGATGTGGATCTTTTCCACATTAACGATTAGAGGTAATTAATGGCTACAAATCGTATTAAATGTTTGCATACGTGCATACTTAATAATATTGATTTACAAGCTATTTATACTTTAGACTTGGAGATCAAATAATGGCAATTCAACAGATCCCTGCAGCAGGAGCTGGTCCAACAACAGCAGATATTCAAACTGCCGTATCTACATACGGTAATACATACAACGGTCCAAGTGCAGCAACTATTGCTTCTACAGTAGGTACATCGTTTAACCCACTTACAATGTCTTTGCAACAGACCTTTAATACAACATCTAACAATGTTGTTGTATCAGGTAAAAACTTTGTATATGCAATTGCTGTTGCAGGTGGTGGAGGCGGTGGCAACAACTCTGGAAGAGGTGCAGGTGGTGGTGCAGGAGGAGCAGCAGGCGGCTTTGCTTTTGGCTTAACACCAAAAGCATCAAGTGCTGTTGTAGGCGCGGGTGGCAATGGAATGAGTAGCGGTAGTTATTATTACAGCGGTCCTGGCAATAATGGCAGTGCTTCTTATTATGGAGTTGCTACTGCTAATGGAACAAACAGCGGCTCAAACTCAGCAACTGCTGGAACTGGAACTGGTCCTTTATCTGGAAGTACTGCCAACGAGACTGGTAGAATTATTGGAGCAGGAGCAGGCCCGTATGGTGTTAATACTCACGCCACTGGCGGTAATGGATTTTTCTATAATGGTGGTGCAACTGGCGCAACTGTTTTGCGCTCCCCAGGCGGTGGCGGTGGCGGTGCTGGATATTTAGGTAATGGCTCTGCTGGCAATGCTGGCAGTGGAGGAAACAACACAGGTGTTTCAGGTAATGGTGGTGCAGGAGGAGCAGGCGGCGGCGGCGGCGGCTCTGGCGGTAGAGGTACTGAAGATAAAGGTGGATCAAACAATGCAGGAACTTCTGCAGCAGGGGGAAATGGCGTTGTCCTACTCTACTACTGATATGCCAGATTTTCCATTTTTTGCGGTAATTAAAGATAACACAGTAATTGGATGTGGTATTCATAATGCAGACAATAAAATACAAGACCCAATTCAAAAAACTGTTTATGATAACAGTGATTTAATTTTTGTGCCAATGACACTAGAAAATAGTCCAGCAAGCATTGGCATGAAGTATGATACAATTAATAATAAATTCTATATGGAGGAAAATTATGCCTAAGATTGCAGAAATAGTTAACGATGTAATAGTAAATGTTGTTATGGCAGATACTGTTGCTGATGTTGAACAATTACACGGTAGAGAATGTCTTGACCTGTCTAACTTTCCAGAAGAAGCAATTCCTGGTGTTGGTTGGGTAAGAACAAATGGTGTATTTGCTTGGGCAATACCAGAGATAGTGGAGTAATAGTATGCCAACTTACAAATACAAATGCAGCGGTTGCGATAAAGACTACTTAGAGCACCGTGATATAACTCACCCACAGACATTTACACATTGTGATTTATGTGGAAATGTTTTTAATGAGGTAATAGAATAAAATGAATTTAAAGCCAAGAGAGGATTCAGGGCTCTGGGAATGGAATCCTGAATCTTCTTCTTGGAATGAATTTAAAACAACAGAGTGTCTTAGTGATTTTATTGTTGTTGGTTATCCAAGAAGTGGAAATACTTTTTTAAACTTTGCATTTGAAAGAATGTATAAATTAAACGAACCTCCAAATAATTATCATACTGTTAAAGCAATGGAACATTTTGATAAAATATTTGTTCCTTTAAGAAACCCATTAGATTGTATTGCATCTTGGGCACATTATCAAAAATATTATTTTGAAGACTATTTTGATTTTAAAATTAAAGAAATTACAGATAAAACTATTAACGATGATATTAGTTATTATTTAAGGTTTTATAGCTCAGCAATAAAAATGAATAGCAAAATTACATTTTTAGACTTTAACTCTTTTACTGTAGACCTTGGATATATAGAAAATAAAACAGGTATTGAAAGAATAAGACAGATAGATGTAGAAGCAGTTAAACTACAAATGGCTAAGCATGATAAAAAAATTAATATTCCAACTAATAATCAAGAAATATTAAAGCAAATCAAAGATCAAGTATCTATGAATCCCAGGATAAAAGAATGCTATGATCTATATAACAAAGCAAAGGAATACTTATGACAATTGAAAATACATCAACTAACAAAAATGTTAAGATATTTAGAAATTTTGCAACAGAAGAAGAATGTAAAACACTTTCTGAAATTGCATTGCAAGGTTTAAAAGATGGCTGGTTTAGCCAAGGGGTTGACAGAAAAGATAAAGATCCATCTAAGTTTGATCAGATAAAAGAATTAGTTAAAACAGATAAAAGATACACAACCAGATTTGATGAAAATAATCTTGAACATCCTCAATTTGTTAAAGATATGCAAAATAAGATAAGAAAATTTGTTGGAATAGATCATTTTCCATTAATAGAAGGACTTGGTAAAGATGGGGTAGTTATATCAATTTCCTATGAAGGGGGGGATGTATACGCACATCGTGACCCACGAAGTAGTGGTAATAACTTTATTATATATCGTTGCAACATAATGACAAGTGCTGCCGAAGGTGGTGGGCAGCTTATGATTGAGGGAGAGCCTGTTGATATTAATGCTGGAGATCTACACTGTTATGCAGTATCAGAACTGACACATCAAGTAAGCCCATTTGAAGGTAATACTCCACGAATCATGTATATGTTTGGTGCTGCTATTCCAGAAGAAGAAATAAACAGTTTTTAATAATAAAATATTGACAGTAAAAACTTTATAGTGTATACTATAAATATAAAACAAAGGGGTAAAAATGATTATTCAAATTATGGGTCTCCCTGGATCTGGAAAAACGGAATTGGCAAAAGCACTAAAAGAACGTATTAATGCTATTCATATTAATGCAGATGAAGTACGTGCAACTGTAAGCACAGACCTAGGCTTTAGTCCTGAAGATAGACTAGAGCAAGCCCGTCGCATGGGTGAGATGGCTCGTTTAATGGACAAGCAAGGTGTTGCTCCTGTTATTGTTGATTTTATATGCCCTACTGATTTAACACGTACCGCTTTTGGTAAGCCAGATATCCTAGTATTCATGGACACTATTGAAGCAGGACGCTTTGAAGACACCAACAAGATATTTGAACGTCCTGACAATGCAGATGTATCATTTACTAGCCATGACTTAGATGCAGAAGCAAAGGCATCACACATCATTGAGAAGTTTGGTTTGCATGATTGGTCAGCTCCAACAACTCTTATGCTGGGTCGCTATCAACCATGGCATGAAGGTCATCATGCACTTTACAAAGAAGCTGGTAAGAGAACAGATCAGGTACTTCTTGGGGTACGTAATACATACAACACAAGTGAAAAAGATCCGCTTAAGTTTGATCAGGTAAAAGAATATATTGCCAAGGATGAATTTATGGATGGAGCATTAGTATTAAGACTGCCCAACATTACTAACATAGTATACGGAAGAGATGTAGGATACAAGATTGAGCAAGTAGATTTAGGTGCAGACATTCATGCTATTTCTGCTACGCAAAAGCGTAAGGAAATGGGTATATAAAATGTTAGAAAATGCTATTGCAGTTACTGCCTCACTTATAATTGCTGCCATTATGGTGTATGTTCTAGACAAGAAGTTTAGCGGGACAGATGATAGTGACATTAACACATGAATGTATCTAAACAAAGATCAGCAGTAAAGGCTATTACATGGCGTGTAATTGGAACAGCAGATACGTTTGTTATATCTTGGGCAATAACCAAAGAACCAGTGACAGCAGGTGCAATTGCAAGTTTTGAGGTAGTTACAAAAACAATTCTTTATTACTTTCATGAGCGTGGTTGGAACAAGGTTCGGTGGGGTAGAATTAAGTAATAATTTTTATGCTATAATGTATTTAGGCTGCCTTATGGGGCCTATTAACTTATTCGCTTGAAAGGGGAATAAAATGGTAAATCAGTTCGCTATGGATCTTTTCAATGATCCTTTTTTTATTGGCTTCAACAGGGAGCTAGGTCGTTTAAATACCGCACACAAAACCAACCTACAATCATATCCTCCATATGATCTTCTTAAACTAGATGAAGATACATATAGACTATCCGTTGCAATTGCGGGATTCACAAAGAACGATATTAATATCTCAGTAGACAATGGAACTCTTATTATTAAGGGTGAGATTGTAGAAGTAACAGATGCTGAAGTTGTTCACAAGGGTATTGCTGGTCGTAAATTTGTACGATCATTTGCTCTTGGAGAATATATGGAAGTATCTGGTGCAGAGCTAAAGGACGGTATGCTCAATATTAATATTGATCGTGTTGTTCCTGAAGAAAAGAAACCTAAGTCTATCAAAATCAAGTAGTACAATTAAATAGTCCCCACACAGGACCTTAGCGATGGCATAGTTACCCATTGGATAGAGACCGTGGCGCAAGTCAGGTGAATTGCCTGTGTGGGGCTTTAATATTATAAAGCATGGTATAATTACCTTATCGTGTGAGTATTCTCACACCAAGGATTGGATAATAACTAATGGCTATTCAACAAATACCTGCAGCAAGTGCAAGCGCAGCAGGAGAAGACTTTACACTTAGTATAGGTGCCTCTGGCAATACAAAATCAAACCTAGGAAAATCTTTTGGATCTGGTAATTATATTTGTACATCATCACTTTCAGACTCAAGTCTAGATATTTATTTATTGGGTTCAGATGGATCTGTAGCAGGGTATGCAAATGCTACAACTGCAACAACAACAGTAGTTGCTTCAGCACCATTCCAGTATGTTGTTGTCTATGGATCAACATCAAATGATACACTTACATTCCAATATAAAACAGTCGCTTCTCCATCTACAAACAGCACAACAGATCTTGTAATTGGTCCAAGAATTATATCTATTGCAACATCTTCACTTCCAAGCCAAGATAACACTACATCTGTTACTGGACACAATTTTGCTGAAGATGTTGTAGTTACATTTTCATCAGCAACTGGAGGTTACACGCCAACAGTAGCAAAATCAGTTGTTAGATCTACATCAACATCATTAATTATTACTCGCCCAGACAATATGACTACAGCATATTCTCCTTATACTATTACAGCAGTTAACCCAGGAACTGTTAGCCCAACATCATCAAATGTTCATATTTTAACAAATTGCATTACAGCTGGAAGTGCTCCAGTATGGGTTACTTCTGCTTCACTGCCTATATTTACAAAGAATGTTGCTTATTCAACAACAATTCAAGCAACAGACGCAGATGGCGGATCATCAGTAACCTATTCTATAGTTAGCGGATCTTTGCCAACAGGTATAACATTTAATACTTCTACGGCAACATTTAGTGGAACACCTACAACTGCATTAACTACAACTTGTACAATTCGTGCAACAGACTCTGGTTCAAACTTTGTGGATAGAGCATTTACATTAACAAATGCATCACCAACATGGACAACAACTTCACCATTGCCATTAGCAACAGTTGGATCAGCATACTCTACAACTGTAGTTTCTGGAGATGACTCTGGCTCTGTTCCTACATACTCTGTACTTTCTGGATCTTTGCCTAGTGGATTATCCTTAAATGCATCAACTGGAGCAATAACAGGAACTCCCTCCGCTGCTCCAGCAGTTGGAACAACATTTGTTTTAAGAGCTTCTGATGCAAATGGACTTACAGTAGATCGGACATTTACAATACCATTCCCAAGAACTGAAACATTTACTGGTACTACAAATTGGACTGCACCAACAGGCGTTACAAGCTTAGCTAGTCTTCTAGTAGTTGCTGGTGGTGGCGATGCAGGAAGCATGCAAACAAACTGGGGTCCTGGAGGCGGAGGAGCAGGTGGATATTTAGCTCCAACTAATGTTGCCGTAACTCCTGGCACAACATATACATTGACTGTAGGAGGAAGAGCTGGAAATAGCTCTGCAATTGGTTATACTGCAAACGGCGGAGGCTACGGCGGAGCAGATGCTCAATATTCAAACGCTCCATACCCAAATAGAGTGGGTGGTAACGGCGGTTCAGGTGGTGGTGGTGGATCGTTCAGTGGTCCTGGCGGCTCAGGAACTTCAGGTCAAGGAAATAATGGCGGAACTGGTGGACCTAACACCGTTGTTGGCGGTGGCGGTGGCGGCGGTGCTGGCGGCGGCGGAGGTACTCCTGGTGCAGGATCTGGTGCATCTAGCAGCATAACAGGATCATCTTATGAATACTCAAGAGGTGGCCCTGGAGCAACACAATATTATTATGGTGCACAATATACAAACCCGCACTACATTAACTATGGTTGGGGTGGAACTAGACAATATTCAGGTACAGGTGGAACTGGTATTAATGAGACACAGGGAGGTCCAGGCTTTGTAGCTTTGCGCTACAATGCTTAATATATTATGAATAATAATAAAGAATTTGCTATCATAGATAATGGAATAGTAGAAAATATTATTTCCTGTATATCAAAAGAAAAAGCTGAAGAAATATTTCAAAAAGAATGTGTAGAAATAACTTCAGATATTAGATCCAAAAAAATTCTTGAAGTTGGAATAGAGTATGATGGAAACTTTTTTAAAGACAGACAACCAGCTAATTCATGGACTTGGAATAGTCAAGATGGGTTATGGGAACCACCAGTTCCTAGGCCTTTAAACCATGAAACAATTGTAGGGGATAAAACATTAGTTTATCTTTGGTCAGAAGAGAATTTATCTTGGGAAGAATCTTTGGTAGACCATATAATTTCTTAGTTTTTCTGCTACAATTGATTTATGAGTAAAAAAACTATAGTATATTGGTCAGTATTTTCCTATCCACACC